TCCAGACCGGGTAGACCAGGCGGCAGCTGTGACCAGTAACTCGCGTCGAGACCCATCGTCGCCATGCTACGAAAGAAGATAGCGAGTGCCATCTGACTGTCTACTGTGAGCACGAAGTTTTGTAGGATCTTACGTCCTGCGTGCGCGCCTTCGCGGATCTTCAACTTGGCGACGATCATAGGCGCACCGGTTGACGCCGTCGCCGACCGTGCGTCATCAACGATGAATGGATACTCACCATCTGGTACCGGCTTGAGAGCGTCTGCCGATCCTTGGATGAGCTCGGCCCATGTAATTTCAGTCACGTGGTTACCTCCGTACGTTCGATCTCCGCGAAGATCTTCTTCATCATGTCTTCGATGCTTGGGTTCGTCAGGCAGTCACCGAGAACTCCCTGTACTCGCTCACCTGTCTCAAACTGTGGATGTGAGCCGATCCACAACCGATTCACTCGTTTCGTCTTTCCTCCGTTCTCATCTTCATCATAGTCTGGGTAGAGATAGCCGCAGATGTCTACCCAGTATGGCAGTGATACGTTGATTTGTCCCTGCATGTATGGGCGCCACTTACCTTGTGACTCACGTGTTTCACCGATGAACACGGCGCAACGTACCGGACCGGGCATGATGGTGAGGTCGCGGTAGCCACGGATGACGGCATCCATCTTACGGAGTAGGTCATCCCAGTCAGTCCACTCCGTCTTGCGATCACCTACGAGGTTCTGCTTACAGCGTCGCTGCATCTCGGTGATAGAGTCGAGGACGACTGACTGAAAATCGTGCTGTCCTGTGACGAGCCACATGTACACCTGCTGGATCGTTTGCCAGTCGGTGACGTTTACGATACACGCTTCCCACTTCGTGTCTTCAGTGTGACGTGGAATCGGGTCTTTCATTGGATCCCAGTGAACCTTGGGAATCTTAATGAACCGCCACGAACCTTCCGCATCAAGTACGAGAATTGGTCGTGGTGCGGTGGAAGATAGCGTTGATTTACCGATCTTCGCAGCTGCGTGAATGAGAAGTGAGAGAACCTCACCCTTGCTTGGTGTCACTAGTCGCTACTCCTTCGTCATATCTCTGTGATAGTAACTAAGTGGGTCACCTTGTGCGAAGTACTCTCGAATCATATCACCAACTCTCGAGCCATCGTCGAAGAGTGGGCAGACGTTGATGAAGTCACAGTCCCACGAGCAGTCACCGGTGGGATGTGAGTAGACGATGACACTCGGGTGAGCCATGCTCGCGGTGAGTGCCTGCTCGGTGATGAGCATGTCGCTGATGATACCTTGCAGCTTCAGCGTGTACGACTGAAGTTCGTGATGATTGTGACGAACCTCGGTGCGTTGGTAGAACGGTGGGTTTGCCTTCGCGGTTCGCTTCACGCGACGAAGCATGTTGTAGAGCGCGCCGTCACAGCGTTCATCCGAATCTTCCAGCGACAAAAACTCGATGAGATGGTAGTGCAGCATCTGTGGGTCCATATGCAGTGTTCGCGTCTTACGTACGAAGTCACCAACCGTTTTGTGATCAATGAAGAGCTTGACGTTGTCACTCACCCGCTCGACGCGTGCATCAAGCTTACCGATGAGATACACGGGCAATGTCTCGCCCGTGACGGGAAAGCGAACTTGAATGTATCGCTCGCTAGCGAGAGTACGGATGTTGGCGTCGGCACCGGTCTCTTCGAGCCACTGGACGTAGCCAGAGATCATCGCGCGCTCGAGGTCGGCATCCTTGTGAAAGTCAGTCGCAACTCCCGGAGGTACCTCGCTCGTACCACCGTAGTGATCAACGAGAAGATGCCAGTCGATAATGATCTCTTCTTCGAGCGCGTCACGTGAGTCGGTACGTTCGCTGTCTTCGGTTACGTACCACTTGGCGAGTGCGCGATGCACACGGTCACCAATGGCGCGTACACCAGTGGGTGACTCAAGCTTGGGTCGTAGACCGAGATACCACGCGAGCCACCACTTTCGCCGGCAGCGAAGAAACGTTTGCACCTCACTGTTCGAAACTAGCCGAGCCGACGCCGTAAGTGTTGCAGTAACCTGTGCACGATCATCGTAGTGAACGAAGGACGGCGGTGTCGCCCCCGTGATCTCATTAGTCATCATCCCCCCAAGAATATTGAAAGTGCGTCGTTCACGACGTGCGCATTGAATGCTTGTAAGTTACTTACATTCGTCATTGGCACGCCGAGGTTGCTGTTCATAATGAGTGTTTCAAAGTTATCGAGATCGCCTGTGTTCTTACCGGCCGCGATGAGTGTCGCGCGGTCACGGTTGATTTCCTCGAGACGACGCATCTTATCAAGAAGACGATGAAGCTGTACTTCCTCAACAGTTCCTGTTGTGATGATGTCAATGATCTGTACCGACTCGTGACGTTCCGAGCCAATACGATACACTCGTTTCTCTGCCTGCGCGTTGTCGATCATGGACCACGAACGTTGAAGACGAATCATCGTGTCAGCCGCGGTCATCGTAAGTCCGGTTCCACCTGCCTTGAGCGTGAAGAGTAGCGCCTGGCTCTTACCATCTTGGAGGTTGTCGAGAGCGGTTTTACGTTCATACTGGTCAACCTCGCCTGTGATAAGTCCGTGCTTCACACCGATCTTAGCGAGTCGCGCCGACGCGAGATTAATGAGCTTACGCGACTCGGCGCAGACGACGAATTGACGCTTACCGAGCTCGGTAATGATCTCAACGAGTTCATCAATCTTAGGACTTGGCTCACGCAGCGTCACCATCCAGCCGGCGATGTCATTAGGATCACCATCGGGTGGGATACCTACGGTGCAATACGATGAAGCGAGCTGAAGTAGTCGAATCTGCGCGGCGAGACTATTTGGTGCGACGAGAATCGTACCGTCATCGAGACGTGTCACGAGTCGCCTGTGAACTTCATCATAAGCCTTGCGTTGCTGTGGCGTCATCTCAACGGTGCGTGTAGACCGAATGAGTGGTGGCAGCTGGTCAAGCACGAGCGTGGCGGGCATGCGACGAAACCTTGGGTCGAGAATCTTAAAGAACTCATCTCGTGTCGCTGGATTCACTCCGACGACATCAAGTCCACCGTACTCGTTCCACGCTTGGAGGCAGTAGCGATCGACGAACTTAGACTTCGTCGGATACTCCACCTGCGAGACGAAGTGCATGATCGACCATAGATCGCTCGGATCATTAGCAACTGGTGTACCTGTGAGAGCCCATCGACGACGTACGCTGTCATTCCGTCCGAGAGCCCAACAGGCACGGGTTTGCTTTGCCTTCGGATCCTTGATTCGATGTGCCTCATCGACGATGACAGTCTGAAAAGGTATCGTGTTGAGTTCACGTTGATGCACCTCACATGAAGTCGCCTTAAGTTGCGGATCACCCCACTTCGTGTCGCACTGCTTACAGCGTCGAAGTGCAATTGACCCAAAACCGGCGAGTCGCGATAAACGCGGTGTCGACTCATAGTTTACGATGACTAATGCCTTCGAGTCTGCAGCGGCCGCGGCAAGTATCTTCTTACGCTGTACTCCGGGAATAATGACATACGTGTTTGCTTCAGGAAACCACTTTACCGCTTCGTCAGCCCAAACGGTCTTCACAGAGTTGGGACAAATGACAAGTGCAGGAAGTACACTGTCCTGACGCTGAAGTGATGCGAGAACTTGAATTGTCTTACCGGTACCCATGTCATCACCGAGAAGTCCCGACTTTGCAATCTCTTGAAAAAGAACTCCTACCCGCTGAAATGGATAAAGTCGATCATCGTTAAGATTCTCTGTCTCAGTTAGTAAGCGAATATTCATCGACGGCTCGACACGACTTTTATACTCATTCCACGACCACTGCGTAAGTTCAGGTCCTACGACGAGTGTATCGCGAAACACGCCACGAAGTTGACAGCACGCTGCCCAGGTAAGTGGTACCGTCCAGCGCTTATCACTTGCGTGCCACCGCGAACCGGGAATAGACTTAATGAGTTCTTTCTCATTCCACGTTGTATCGACGGCGATGGTGCCTTCCCAGATCTCAGCGGTAGGCATAAGTATCCTTCTTCATTGGTCATTTGATCAAAATCAAATTATATACGATCGAGAAGCTCTAAGTAGCGCTCTGGGTCGTGAGTCAGCAACGCGTGGCAAATATGCCGTGCGGCGTCATTAGCGTGACCGTCCTTCGTACGTGTGTACCAACCAAGCTTACGAAGTGTCGCGTCGGTAACCTTCTTAGCACTTGCTCTATCTTGTAACGCAAATGTTACCTTGCATCGTGTGGTGATGTACCGAAGAGCACCGAGTGTGTACATAGCTTCAAGCTGCTGCGTTAACACTTTCTTAGCGCTTGGGTCATAACGTTCGCCTACGACGAGATCTATTGCGTTTAACTTACTGTGACGCTCGACCATTTCGATGGCTTGAAACGGTGACATCTCAAGTGAGTCAAACGCGCCGTCGATCCAGAACCCAACACCACACCACTCACCTGGGTCAACCGAGATGATTCTCATGCGTCATACGCTCGCTTCTGCCC